TATACTAACAGCACCCGTATCTGTTATTAACAATCTTGTTGCAGGCGTAGCTCCTGTGATAATACTAAAATTACTTGTTCCCTTTGTTGTAATTGTTATAGGTATATTTGCACTACTTCCTATTGCAGTTATAGAATTACTATTAATTAATAATTCTGCAGTAGCACTTCCAATTTTGAGAGAACCAATAACTGAAGAATTGCCTGTAATTGTAGTTGCGCCAGCACTTAATGCACCCGGAATACTAACTGCTCCGGTTGAACCATTGATTACCATTCTATCTGTTGTTCCTTGTGACCTTAACACTAAATCACCTGTTCCTTTTGATGACATATATATAGGTATATTTACGTCTGCCCCATCAGTTGCAATACCATTATTATATAAATTTAATCCGGATGCTCCTGATAATAAATAAAATTGTCCTATCAGTGTCTCTGTTCCAACGCCATTAACAAAAAACCTTGAGCTTGCTGAAGTTCCATTACCACCTAAACCTATTCTACCATCAGACCTATTAATTGTTATATGATTTACAGCTGTTGCACTATTATTATATGCCCTAATATACATTTTATTATCCATATTTCCAATATATGATATATCCATACCATATAAATCACTTGTTTCTCTAAATTGGATTACAGCATCACCATCAGTCCGTGTATCTAGTAACTTTATTGTAGGACTTGTTCCACGTATATCTAATGTTGTCTGTGGGTCTGTTGTTCCTATCCCTACATTACCATTTCCCGATATTGTAAATCGCTCTGTTCCAATAACAGTTCCTCCCGTTGTTCCAGTATAAAATCGGTGTGCTGAATTAGTTCCTGCGAAATATTCTAATGAGTAGGATGCAATACCAATTCCAAAAGTTGATGATGTTGTAGGCGTTGAACCCCCGCCATAGAAAGAAAGTTTATTACAAGCATAATTAGCGCCACTTTGTCTTATATCATTATTAAATGTAAGTTGATTATTAATAAATGTATTTCCTTGAACCTGTAATTTATAAGTAGCATGTGGTGTTGTTGCAATACCTACATTTCCTGTAAGCGTGCTTGTTCCACCTATACTAACAGCACCTGCATCTGTTATTGATAATCTTGTTGTTGGTGTTGCTCCTGTAAGAATACTAAAATTACTTGTTCCCTTTGTTGTAATTGTTATGGGTATATTTGCATCAGTTCCTTGTGCTGTTATGGAATTACCACTAATCAATAATTCTGCAGCTGCACTTCCAACTTCAAGAGAACCAATAACAGAAGAGTTCCCTGTGATTGTAGTTGCTCCCGCACTTAATGCACCAGGAATACTAACTGCTCCTGTTGAACCATTAATTGTTATTCGTGTTGTTCCTGCAGGTGCTTGTAAGAATATTCCACCGGTTCCCTTGGATTGTAAGTTTAAACTAATATTAGCATCAGTCCCTGCGGTTGCGATTGCAGTGTTTGTTATATTTATACCTTGTGCTCCTGTGCTTGATGAAAACTCTGCTATTGCTGTATCTGCTAATATACCATAAACCTTCATTCTTGAAAGTGTTGCTGGAACACCTCCAATACCAAACCTACCTCCACCTCTTGATATTGAAAAATACTCAACAGCAGTATCCACATTATCATATCCATTAATTACAAACCTATTACCGCTTCCATTATATCCAGCATCAAACCCATTTAAACTATTTTCCTTAAATCTCACATATGAACTCCCTTGTGCTACAGAGAGTAATTGTAATACAACAAGTGATGTCCCATAAATATCTAAATTAACCTGCGGGTCTGTTGTTCCTATCCCTACATTTCCAGAACTATCGATAATCATCCTAATATTTGATGTTGTTCTGTCTGAACTTGCAGTAGGGTAAGTATCAAAAACTATTGCTCCTGCTCTTAATCTAATCCTGTCAGGACCGCTCGAACTCCCGTCAAAATCATTACCTTTGAATAAAACTAATTCGGTTTTTTCTGTTCCATCATAAACTCGCGTTTCAATTACAGAATTGTTATATAAGCCGTCGCCAGAAACACCACCACCTAAAAATATTGTAGAGCTTCCAGTTGCTGCACCCACATATACATTACCATCTAAAAGAGACGTTCCATTAACATTTAATTTATATGTTGTAGTATCGGTTGAACCAATAGATACATTTCCATTATTACCAATAATAAATCTATCTGTAGGCGTTCCAGAAACACTTGATGATATTTGAAACGCTCCTGTTGATGCTTTATTCGTCATTATCCAGTCAGTAGATGTGTCCGTAGTAGTCCCCCTTATAAGTTCAATTGAAGGGTCTTTTGTTCCTATTGTCTGTAATCTTAATGTCGCATTTGTTGCATTATATATATGAAGTGGTGTTGCTGGTAATGCTGTCCCTATTCCTACATTTGAATTATAAAATATACCCGCATTTGATGCAGTCCAGTGAGAAATACTCACTATCCTATCCACCAAAATATTACTTGTCGATAATATATAGTTGCTTGCATTACTATTCAACCTCGAAGAATAATTGCTTCCAAAACCTACTTCAGTCACTATACGATTTACCAAAATATTACTTGTCGATAATATATAGTTGCTTGCATTACTATTCAACCTCGAAGAATAATTGCTTCCAAAACCTACTTCAGTCACTATCCTATCTACCAAAGTATTACTTGTTGATAATATATAGTTGCTTGCATTACTTTCTAACCTTGCAGAATAATTGCTTCCAAAACCTACTTCAGTCACTATCCTATCTACCAAAGTATTACTTGTTGATAATATATAGTTGCTTGCATTACTTTCTAACCTTGCAGAATAATTGCTTTGATTAATATTATTAAAATTATTAATTGCAAGTATTGTATTACATAGAACAACTATTTTCGCAGATATATTAGCATTATTATCCTCTACTTTTTTATTTACTGCTACTAACCCAGTATTACTATTATTAGTATAATCATTTACCAATTTCTCTTGATCATCCATAAGCTTGCTTAATATGTTGCTTGTAGTTAATATATAGTTGCTGACATATTTATCATATATTTTTATACTATTTGATACTATGTTACTTGATGATGTTACAAAATTACTGTTATGAAGGCTTTCCTTCCATATTAAAACTTGAAATTTATAATCTAATAAATTTATCTTGTTATTTTGAATATTATTTGTTGATAATGTATAATTGCTTGCATATACATAGTTAGTTCTTGCATTTGATAATAAAATATTGCTTGTTGACATTACGTAATTAGATGTATCATTAAAAACATCTCTGTTATTTTTTTTATAAATACCAACTATATTAACATCGCCATTGTTAGTAACATTAAAAACATTTCTATTTATATTTGAAGCAACAATTATATCACCAGATATATTTTTTTGATGTATAAATAATGCATGCGTATTATCACTATTAACAAGCTCTAATCTTTCTGTAGTATATACAGTTGTTTCTAATGTAGTGCTTGCACCAAGAACTATTAAATTAGAATTAATAGTTAAGTTCCCATTAACTACCAGATTATTATTATATTTATCATTTACTATAAACTTTTTGTTTGCATTCATATTTTCAGTGATCATATCAGTAGTTAAATCCGTAATTCTATCAGTAATATCTTGATTTACAGATAGAACATAATTACTTTGATTCTCATCATTTGTTTTAATAGAGGTCGCCAATTTATTACTTGATTCTATTGCATAATTTGAAGTATCCGTAATTATACTATTAACATCATTCATAATAACCGTATTTTCTATATTCGTTGTTGTAACCGGATAATAGGTGCTATTTTCTGTTCTATATATTATATTACCATTTGCATCTATGCCAATTTTTAATTGATTATTATTATTATTTAATTGAATACTATCTAAATTTATATTTCTATAATTTCCTAAATTATCTTTGATATTTAGATTACTATTTGAATCTCTCGAAAGTTCTAAATCTTCTAAATATATACTATTGCCTGATAAATACAAATCTTTCCATCTATTTGACGACGACCCTAAATTATAAATGCTATTATTACTTGGAATTATATTTCCTCTTACTTTGATATTACCTGCAATATTTAATTTATAATCATTACTGTCTTCTTGCGTTGGTATATTATACGATGTTCCAATACCAATATTGCCACTTGGACCATCTATAATAAATTTATTAGAATAACTTATATTATTATCAAAGTCAAATGTTAATTGATTATTAGAATTGCATATTATCCATCCCGAATTACTACCATTTTCAAGATTTATTGATACTGATTTATTGGAAGTATTCAAACTATTCCTTATTTTAATTTTGGGATTAACACCAAATATTGTTAATAATTCGTCTGGGTTTGTTGTTCCAATACCAACATTACCTGAATTTGCAATTCGCATTCTTTCTGAAATAGTTCTTGTTCCTGTATAAAACGCATGAATCCCTGTTGAACGCGCAAAATATTCAATATTTCCAATTGCACCTGTCCTATTTATACCAGACAATACGATACTAGTATTACTTGCCCCAAATGCGTCGTGAGTTCCTAAACAAGTAAAATCAGTATTGTTATTCGCAATTCTCAACCTACCACCTACACCTATTTGCAAAATATTATTTGCAATATTTGTTCCAATTCCTACATTTCCTATTTGAGATATAATCATTCTCACAGAAGAATTATTTGTTGATGATACTGTTGTAAATTGTAACTCACTTGCATTATTATTATATGTTGTTGATGTTATTTTGCTTCTTGACAAACTGTTAAGTGATGGCGTTCCAAATTCGATTCCCGATACTTGATTAGAACCGCCAGTATTTGTTTCAATTCTAATTAATTCTCCTGAATTATGCGCAATATGTAATTTTTTAATACCAATATTCGTTCCAATACCTACATTTCCCAAAGTATAAAATAAATTTAAATTATTAATAATCCATGTATTTGGAATATAGGTATTTAATCGTTCCGATATATTATTACTTGATGAAAATACATAGTTGGAAGTATCATCAATAACATCTCTATTATTTTTTCTATAATTACCTGAAATATTAACATCACCGAGTGCATCAATTGCATAACCGGGAGAACTTATCCCTATCCCTATCCTCGACCTTCCACCTCCAACAAAATATAAATTATTTGCAGAATTATTATTTGTTCCAATTTGTGCAATAGATGTAGTCGCGTTTGAAGAAACAACATTTAATGTATTCACTGTGGCCGACCCAGCAACACTAATAGTTGATGCAGTTATTCCACTAGTTACAGATAATCTACCTGATATATTAGTTTCGCCAACTACATCAAGAGAACCATTAGGTGCCGAACTACCAATCCCTATTCGCCCACGACCACCTCCAACAAAATATAAATTATTTGCAGCATTTACATTACCTCCTATTTGAACAATCGGTGTATTTGCCGTTGATGTATTCATAATTATTTTACCAGATGCATAAATATCAGTTGTAAACATATCTCCATTTGCAATTAATGTTTTCCCTGACGGAACCGTTAATCCTCCATTTGCATTTATTATTTCACTTGCACTTATAGTTGTTGTTGTAATACCTCCATTCGCAATTATTGATTTGCCCGATGGAATATACAACCCTCCGTTTGCATTTATTATACCAGTCGCATTTATTATCCCCGTTGCATTTATTGTTGTTGTATCGATTCCTGCCGATGCATTAACTATTCCATTGGCATTAATTGTTGATACATTTAATCCACCATCTGCATACAAGGCCCCATATGATCTAATAGTTGTTGTTTCTATCCCTCCAGCAGCATTTATCATCTCACTAGCATCGACAGTTGATGCTATTATTCCACCGGCGGCTTCTATTTTTTTACCTTGTGGAACTATTATACCTAAATTTGCATTAATTAAACCATCCGCATTTATTGATGTTGTATATATTCCATTATTTGCTGCTAATACACCATTAACAGTTAGTCCACCAGTTGCAGTTATTCCACCTGATGCAGTTATTCCACCTGTTGCAGTTATTCCACCTGTTGCAGTTATTCCACCAGTTGCAGATAATCTACCTGATATATTAGTTTCACCAACTACATCAAGAGAACCATTAGGAGCCGAACTACCAATCCCTATTCGCCCACGACCACCTCCAACAAAATATAAATTATTTGCAACATTTACATTACCTCCTATTTGAACAATCGGTGTATTTGCAGTTGTGGTATTCATAATTATTCTACCAGACGTATAAATATTAGAGGTAATCATATCTCCATTTGTAATTAATGTTTTCTCAAAGGGAACCGTTAATCCTCCATTTGCATTTATTATTTCACTCGCAGTTATAGTCGAAGCTGTAAAACCTCCTCTTGCAATTAATGATTTACTAAAAGGAACTGTTAATCCTCCATTTGCAGTTATTAAATCGATTGCATAAATAGTTGTTGCTGTTAAACCTCCTCCCGCAACTAATAATTTACCAGAAGGAACTGTTAAGCCTCCATTCGCATTTATTAATTCCGTAGAACTAATAGTTGTAGCAGATATATTACCAAGCACGTTTAGTGATTTTCCATCAGGAATTGTAATACCTCCATTTGCACTTATTAATCCGGAAATGTTTGCAGAACCAGCGACATCAAGAGGAACAATAGGAGACGCGCTGCCTATTCCTATGCGCGCGATCGAACCAGCAATTAAATATATATTACTTTGAGCATTCGCATTATTTCCAAATTGCGCGATTGGTGTTAATTGTTGTGTATTATTAATAATTATATTAGAGTTCAATATTGCCGGTCCATCGATATTAATACTACCTTTAATATCGAGTTTTGAATTTGGTGATGTGTTCCCTATACCTATATTTCCGTTTTCTAATATGCAGAAATTTATAGTATTTAATGCATCACTACGTATATTAAAGGTTCCATTATTATTAATGAGACTCCAATTATTAGAATTGTAATTATTCTCACTATATATTTCAATATTACTATTAATACACCTGATCATTAGTTTAATATATATATATAAATAAGTTTAGTGTAATTATTATATACAAATTATTTATAATAAAAAATAGAACATTATATAAAAATTGATAAATAATATAGATTATTATATTAATTATAACATAATGACTGAAACAACAGAAATGCAAAATATTTATATCGATGGCTCTTGTATTAATAATGGCTCGCCGCATGCAATTGCAGGTTATGGAGTATACTTTCAAAAAGATGATGAACGCAATGAGTTCGCGCGCGTTGTAGGTAAACAAACTAATAATACCGGTGAATTAACAGCATTCATAAGAGCAATTGAAATTATGTATGACGAATTAAATAAAACGCCAATCAATATTAAAATTAATGTATATACAGATTCCGAATATGTGATTAAATGCGCTGGTAGTTATGGAGATAAATTATCAAAGAATGATTGGAAAACGAGCACAGGAAAATCACCTCCTAATTTAAAATTAATTCAAAGAGCTCAAGAATTATACAAGCCATTTAAAAAGAATATTATGTTGCATCATGTGAAAGCACATACAGGTTTTAGCGATGAACATTCTACGGGAAATGCGGAAGCAGATAGATTGGCAAACTTGGCTGTTGGTGTTAATGTTGTGGATAGTTTGGATAGAACTTTAATATCAAATATCAAAGAATCAAGATATACTAAACATTACATTGATATTAAATATGATTACAGAGAGTCCATTAAAAAATTAGGTGCAAAATGGGATTTGAATTGCAAAAAATGGTTCTACGAAGATAATATTAGCGAGACAAACAAAGCAGCTATTAAAGAGATTGAAACTATGTCAAAAAATAATACTGTAATCGAAGAAAAAGTATCTCTTGATACTGGAGTAGATATTGAATTACCTGGCAAAGTTTATGTAAAAATTCCTTTTAATAACAAAGATGCTGTTAAAAAACTTGGTTGTAGATGGGACCCTGAAAAAAAATCATGGTTCTATATGTCCAATCATGACAAAAATAAAATAGAAAGCATTAAAAAATTAGGAGCGTAATTATAATAATATCTAATAATATTACATATATATACTACACAAACACCAAATTATTCAAATATCATTTGGTTATTATTATTAAATAATTCTGTATATTCTTTTGGTATATTTTCAAATGAGATTAGCATCATATTTAGTCTAAACTTATCTTCGTATCCATTGTCTTTTATATATTTTTCTCTTTCACCTTCTTGCATATTTGACAACATTAATGCTTTTTCTTTTGTTATTCCTGCACCAATTTTTTGAATATTATCGCTTTTATCTCCATAAATTGCCTTGAATAATAAATCTATTTTTGGGTTATTATACCCGCGTTTTACAAGCTCTTTGAATTGCATATTATAGACAAGCACTTGCGCATCTACCAATTGTAAAAAGTCATTATCATTTGTAATGATAATAATATCAATATCATTAATTTTTAGTAGTTCTAATTGATTCTTAATCATCTTTTGAGATAAATAAATAACATCATCGCCTTCTAATCTATCTTGTGAAATATGTTTAAAATCTAATGTTTTAATATAATCATTGAAAATGCTAAATATTTTTTTATTAAAATTATTTTTTTGCACCCTAGTCGCTTTATAAGTATTATAAATATCATTTCTCCATATTTCGGTTCTTTGGCAATCTAAACAAAATACTATATTGTTTTTATTGGTATTCCATTTTTTACATATCTTTTTAATATCGTTGTTAATATGCTTATAAAACGCAGTAATAAATACATCATTATTAGTAATTTCGTCAACAGACACATCTATGTTTTGAAAAGAGAACCATCTATATGTTGCGAAATATCTATGAAATACATAATAACTACAATCAATAAGAATGATATTATTTTTATTTAAATAAATAGAATTCATTTATTATATTTAATAATATTTATTTATTTAAATAATAATTATCATTTTTTATTTAATTTACATTTTTGTTTGTTGCAAAATTATTAGCTTCAATCATTATCGCTTTCAACTCGTCGGGTTTTTTCTTGTATTCTTTCCATTCATACCTCGCGCAATCATAATTCTTTTTATTATCGGTTGATTCTTTTTTCATTTGGTGAATACGATATGTTATAAACAGTGTATAATCAGTCGGCTTAATTGTTTTACTTGCTTTGTTTTTAGAATTTACATTATCATTATCAGGTTCGCCGTTGCTAATTTCAGCGCCATCTAACCTATTCTTCGCATTAAAATCGGCACCAACAGAAGAGCTTTTGTCAGCAATATTATCTTGATTTGCAGTTGCATCATCATTTGCTGTTCGCAATGTATCATTAATTACCGGTTTTTCATAAGTCAATTTATTAATATGCTCTTTTTTTGTCCATACTTTTTTATTATTCCTGACTTCAACAATCCATAATTCTGTGTCAAACCCTTCCATTATAGCATTAACTTCGTAACCTTCAGCAGATAAACCGAAATGTAATGGCGATTGCTCTTTGCCAGTATAAAATGACGAAGGACAGTTGATGCAAGCTTTTTTACCAGACATAACACTATATTTAGTTATATTTAGTTATATTTATATTGAATTATAATCAATTTTTAAAAGTAAATAATAAATTTGCTCTTTTTTTTTAAAGCATTTATGAAAATTGATAAGGATTGTTTTGTTGGTAAAAACAACGCAACGCCAAATATCATGACTTTTTACGACAACATAAATGATTATTTTGAAAAAAATAATAATATTAGAAACATAATTAATGAACAAATGATGTTCAAATTTCAATCACAACTTATCAAGGGATATAAGGAAATATTAGAAGGTTCTGATGAATACTTTGAAGACAAGGTGTTAAGTGCTTTCGATGAATATATTGACAGAAACGACTATGCCGATGAATACGATGAGATATGTAATACTATCATATTCATTTATTACGATAGTATTATAAAATTAAATAAATATTATAGTGCCATTTTTAAAAAGGAGAAATTTTATTTAGAAAATCATCTATGAATATATTAAATAGCAATGAAAATTAATTTAATATATATGATAATATATTTTACAATATTAGTAACTGTAATACTACTTTCATTCTATATAATTGAGATTATATCCTTCATATTTAGACTTCCTATAATTGATAGTATTTTTGGCGAATTTCGGGATTATGTTCTAGGAATGAAGCAACCTCTTATGATATTACCAAATGTTGCATATAGGGTTGTCAATCTATATCCTTTGCATCTTGCTTATTATGTATATCTTTTTTGGGTTACATTATTATTGATAATAATTGTTCTATTGTGGTTAATTGGAACAATAATACAGAAGATAATTTTTTTTAATCCATTTGCAGCCATACCTCCGTGGGCTGAATTAAATGAGATGGGATTTTTTGTATGGTTATTTGAAAAAACAGGAATCGAAAAACGAGTTGATATTCAAAATTTTGTTCTTAATATTTTTAAGTCTTTATTAACACCTGAAGAGTTTGAAGCAGCGCAACAAAGATGTCAAGAAAACTTTGTGGACAATGTTGAACACATCGATTATGATTTATCTGATAAATACAGAGAGGAAAGAATAGATGACACATTTTATACGAAATCCTATATATCGATAAAACATAATGATGAAGCAAACAAATATAGAAAAATGAAAATTGCACGCCCCGACGAAGATGACCTTCTTATGCCAGACATAGACATTGAAAGCACTATTAAAACAAATATGAATTATATGTATATTTAGTTCATATACATATAATTAATAATATATTAATAATATATTATATTAAGAATAAACATATTAATTAAAAACAATGAATGATATTGAATGCAAACTAATCAATATAATATCTCAACGAATAAATGTGTATAAATTAATATATTCTGCAATATATTTATGTATTATTATTATTATTGGCACATTCATTTATTGGGATGCAGTATACAAGGGTGCAAAAAAACTTTCAAAATGTAATAATATTTCCAAAATTATAGATGAAAATTATTATAATGAGACACCATATGTGTATACTATTATAATAGTCAATACAAAAAATATAAATAAACCACAAGATTATATTATTAAAATAACTTATGACTTTCACAAAATGATTACAACTATCGACTATGGCAATACTAAAAATGAAGATAATGTATTTATTTATAGGATTAATGATTATGCATCTATTATGGATGATCTAAAAGAATTAGAAAAAAGGAAAGATTCATTAGAATTAAGATACAAAGGAAATAAAACAAAAAAGAACCTTGATAATTATAAGGAGGTTAGTGTTCAATATTCTTTGAAGGCTAATAGCGCGGATGGTAAGAAAGCAATTGAACTTGACAAAATGAAGGCATTTGATAGTAAGTTTAAATACAAATATTATAGTTTAGAAAAGTTGGAAAGCGATATTATTGAAGATATTAACATTAAAATAAATAGCAATGATTACAAATATTATGCAGTAGACAGCAATTATAATATTATACGTTCATATACGACAAATGAACTAATTAAGTTTACTAAAGAATTTTCAAAGAATGAACACTACCCTATTACTATTATTGATTATATTGTATTTTCAAAAATACAGCAAAAAAACAATATAGATATATAAATAAGATATTGTATATTATTAAGATATTGTATATTAATGAATAATAATACTATTAAAGATATTACTAACTTATTTAATACTATCGAGAGAACATCAAATGAATATATTGATGAACTCTCGTCTATAACAGATGTGAAAATTTCGAATTATCAAATATTTATAAATATACTTTTCATATTTATAATAGGTATTATAATATATATATTATATCGCGATTATATATATCGTATTGCAAGCAAAATGACAAGATGTTCCGATATAAATGATATTATTGAGTTTAATATAAATGAAAATGACAACTCATATATATATGTAATATATATAGTTAATGTAAATAATATCAATAATATATTTCAAGATTATGTTTTGAAGATCGAGTTAAATTTTATTAAAGAAGAAACAAAGTTTTTGCTTGGCAATTTCAATATTATATCCTCTTTATTATTCTCGCCAACTGATAATATAAGCAAGTTTGGCAATGCATTCTCCGTTTTTGATTTGAAAGAAAAGAAAAAGAAGTATGTTGATTATTATAATGATGGTAAAACATATTATATTGATAAGAAAAAAATAGCAACGAAAAGGTTCAAATATTATATAACAACTTCTAAAAATGCAAAATTGACAGACGAAGCTTCCATGAAACTTGCCAAGTTTGTTAAAAAATTTGGATATAATGATAATATTGATTTAGACCCAATATATAATATATTATATGCAATTGAAAATAAAAGGAATATGGAATATTAATGTTAGATTTATATAGATTTATATTTAGATTACGTATAAAATACCTCATTCAGTAATGATTTCAATTCTTCAAGCTTCTCTTTATTCTTTATTTTTGGATAACTAATATTGAACTCTATAAACATATTACCCTTGTTTGAAGTATTTAATATAGGCATACCTTTACCCTCCAATAAATAATTCTTACCATTTGAAATAACACCAAATATATTTGTATTAATATTTATATTTTCTTTGAAATAAGGAATTACAATATCTTTTCCAACAACCGAATCTACAAAGGATATATCAATTTTGTAATATAAATCGTTCGCCTTTCTAACAAAATGTTTATGCTCATCTATTTTGATATTTATTACAAGGTCACCGGGTTTAATATTAGGTATTCTTGGTTGCTCTCCTAATTCAGAAAATGCTGTTTTATAATTTTCATCTATGCCTTTTGGAAGAATCATTGTTGCCTTTTTATCTTCGTTAAAGAATCCTTTACCACTACATTGCTTACAATCTGCTTTTCCTTCAATCGTAATTCCGGACCCTTCGCATTTATCGCAAGGCAATTGAATTATTTGTTGCATTATACCAAGGCTTCTTATTTGCTGTATAATACCGCGGCCATCGCATTTACCGCATTTTTTATTACATTTAAGACAGAATTTACGAATATTAATATTTAAATCTTTATTAATACCTTCATATACATCGTCGAGACTAAATACAAATGTTTTCTCAATTGTTTGAGCTTTTTTAGGAGCTCTATTTCCTCCTCCTGCCCCCCCAGCGCCCATAAAAGAAAATATATCTTCATCAAAACCATGACCACCGCCACCAAATGGGCCGCCGCCAAATGGGCCGCCGCCAAATGGACCATTTCTACCTCTAAAAAATGCTTCAAAAATATCATGAGGATTTCTATTTACATCCTGTCCAGAACCATTATTATAATTTTGGTCTCCTGCTTCATCATAATTCCGGCGCTCATCCGCATTACTTAATACATTATATGCTGACGATATTTCTTTGAATTTTTCTTCAGCACCTGGATTTTTATTTTTATCAGGGTGATTTTCCATTGCAAGCTTCTTATATGCTCTTTTAATTTCATCTTGCGAAGCGTTTTTCTCAACTCCTAATATTTTGTATAATTTATAATTATCAGTTCCCATTATATATATATGATAAATATTAAATGTTTATATATATTACATTTGTTATTATATATTGTATATTATATATTGTATATTGTATATTATATATATTGTAAAATTTGTTCTATTATGCGTATATGTATATAAAAAATGATTCAATTACCTAATTTTGTAATAATAGCCAAATGTCTCAACAAATCGAAGAACGCAACAGCGAAGTCATTGATCACATCATTCAAACATCTTATTGCGAATTAGATAATATTATGGATGGTTGGTGCAAAAATCACGAAGAAAATTTTAGTGGAGGAAAAATGAGAGGAGATAGAGGCGAAGATATAGAATCATTTGTTAAGAATGTTATTACTATGTTTAAACAATTGTATGATGTAAATGTAAGTGCTGTAAAAGGGTCAAATGATAAAAAAGAGTTATTGTTGACATATAATGACAAAACAATAACAAAGGACCACCAAGTTGATATACACATATACAAGGATGATGTGTTTATTGCGGTAATAGAATGCAAAGCATATTTAGATAGTTGTTATTATGTCCGCGCATGCGATGACTTTAAACTATTTAAAAAGTTTGGGTATAATATTAAACAATATATATTTACATTAGAGAACTCAATTGATGAGAACACCAAAATATTTACTGATGTAATTACTGATAATGTTTGCGACGATATATTTTATATGTTAGATGGAAAAAGAGCTTCGGCAAAACCGGTATATGATAAAAAATATAAAAAACCAATCAGTAAGGAAAAACTTGCGTATTTTGTTAGGTCATTGCATCAATTACTAATATAATTGCGATGTAATATAATGTAAATATCTTGTCATTTTAGTATATTTTGTTTTGCAATTTCATAGTATTTATTTTCTAATTCAATACCTATAAATCTTCTTTTTATATTTTTGCACGCAACTCCTGTTGACCCTACGCCCATGCAATTATCTAAAACTAAATCGTTTTCATTTGTATAAGTTTTAATTAACCATTCAAGCAAATCTGTTGGCTTTTGTGTGGGATGTAGAGGTCTTTCAACGCGATTAAACTTTAAAACAGTTGTCGGCAATCTCTTTCCATCGCTTTGAACATAATTTTCTTTATGCGAGCCATAATTGCTCTGTTTATCTACTGCTGCTTGAGTATTCCATCGTGTATATGGAGTAGAATACCAATATTGAGGGTTATATGTTGGCTGCTTCTTATAAAATACTGCAATATCTTCATTTGTTTTCATAGGTTTTCTTTTTGAATTTAAGAAATCCGAAAATTTATTTTTTTCCCAAACTAAACAATATCGAAACATATTTAAGTTTGTTGTAATCATTATAGATGTAAAGGGTTGTGACCCAAATAATACAATTGCCCCATTATCCTTTATTATTCTATTATATTCACTCCATAATTTATCAAAAGGGATTACAACATCCCATGCATTTTTTGTCATACCATAAGGTAGATCACATAATATCATATCGATTGATTTATCTTTAATATTTTTCATCTCAATTAAACAATCGCCATTAATAATGTTATAATTTGTATTCGGTATTTCTAATAAATTATCTTGTTTTTCTTCTTCATTCATTTCATGAACTTCGTGAATTTCATGAACTTCCTGAATTTCATTTACTTCCTTGTCTTTGATTAAACTTATCAATTCGCTTTTATTTTTAGATTTACATTTAGTATATCCCAGTTCTTCACATTTTCTTAATAGTTCTTTTTTAGATAATTTCGCAAAATCCATATTCAATACTATTTACTATATTGACTATATTACTATAATCGATATAATTTAAATCAATTTTTTGTTATTATCTAATTAAAAAATAATATGTCTTGTTCTAAATGCTCTGTAATATTAAATATACAATGATTATATTAACCACATATATATATTTTCTTAATATATCTTTTGTAAATACCATGTATTGATTATGTGGTTTTTTATTTTTACTGCAATAGATTCTATTCTCATTTGCAAAATATTTATTATATGTTAATCTTTTACATATGCTCTTGTTAAATAACGAAGATTGGTTACATTTGCAATTATAAAAAATAATAAATAGAATAAAAACTTTGAAATAATTCTTTATTTTCATAATACTATTAAATTAATTATAGATTATTTTGTTATATGTAGAATGAATAGAATATTTAATTGCAAACATAACGCATCATAATATTCATAGTATACAATTCTTGATTAAGCAATTTAAATGCATAAGGCATCCTTACCTGCGCAATATCCGTATTATTTTTACAATATTTGCAACTGTATATATTTTTATCCGTATTTACATTTGCATGCATACCACATTTTTTGCAAATAAACACCCTATAATTATCTGACACATGAAGCATTCTCTCTGCAAGAAAGTTAGAAGTTCCATGTGCAATAAAGCAATCTCTTTCCATTTCTCCTAATCGCAACCCTCCAGACCTCGCGCGTCCTTCACTCGGCTGTCTTGTGAGCATTACAATAGGACCATTAGAACCACGCGAATTTCCTGTCCATACTGATTTACCACCCCTTCTTACCATAAATATTCCACTCGATACACTAATACAATATACGGGTCCATTGTAATTATAAACCTCTTCCTTGTGATGTTTCTCTTTGCTTACATTATTAATATTAACAAAGGGATTATTCTTCTTTTTAATTATGGTAATTTTCCAGATATTTTCTTTGTAAATACTTTTAACACCGCTCCAACCAGCATGTATACATAGCCTCATCATATCATCCGCTAAACTTTCATATTTAGTGCAAAACATATTGTCATATTTATAATTTCCATTTATCATATTTGTTGCAATCATAGACTTCATAAGTATTTTGACTTGCTTGCTACTTAATTTCCATACCCATTCAGGCATACACAATGTATCTGCATAGATATTAATTGAAAGATACGCAGTAATATATTGAATCACATTAATATTATGATTGCCAAACTGATATAGAACCTTATTATCGCAATCGCTTGCAATCCATTTGCCGAAGAATAATAGCCATGCCTCCATATTAATTTCACTATTGCAAATAGGAATCATAAACTGATAGTCGGGAACATCCCATATGCAATTCTTTTTATATCTTACGCATTTACCTACAATTTTATTTGCTTTTTCTAATACGAAATTATTATATTTATGATGCTTGATATACATCTTGTGTTCTTCAGTAACATTTAAATCAATTAACGAATTGCTGATATTATACATTTTACCAGAATAATTTGGATATTTATGAACTTCCATTGGCTTCTCATATACAAGCTTATCATCTTGTAGAATTGCAACATTATCTTCCACAGTAACATCATTAATAAACTTCCAACCATCAAGCGTTAATACTTCGTGATCTTCCGTAAGACAATGAACCTTGTCTGAAACCATGTGTTTCAACCTTTGATAATATGTCGGGCCAATAAATATATCCGTATGTATTTGCTCACCTGTTCGCCCATTATATAATATTTCGTTTCCATATTTCTCCATTCCTGACATTTCAAGAACTTTTGTGATTCCTTCAACAGAACAATCAGTATATGGCGTCGAATCACCAAATGCCCCAATATGGCAGCAAGCTTTTCCCATAATAGATTCCATTAATTGTGCAATCGTCATACGGGACGGAATTGCATGCGGGTTCATAATAATATCCGGAACAATCCCATCCTTTGTAAAAGGCATATCTTGGTGTCTATATATCATACCAATAGTTCCTTTTTGAGCACTGCAACTTGCGCATTTATCACCAATCTCCGGCTTCCTATTCTTTCGAATGCGAACCTTGCAAAACTTATATCCTTCGCTATTAATACCATTATAGTTCATATCAATATATCCATCGTCATTTGCTTTCATCGTCAAACTACTATCTTGGTATGTAATAACACCATTTGCCTTTTTTGGCATAACTTTTCCTACAATTACATCATTCCCATTTACATATGTATTTTTAGATACAAACCCATCGTCGTTTAATTTTTCATACGAATAAGGTTTTTGCGATGAAATATTTGTAGGATTTGTAAATAGTTCTTCTTCGCCTGTGCTATGATTTTTATTACATACATCACGCATTGCTTTGTAATATGTGCTTGTAAATAGTCCTCTGTCAAGAGCCGATTGATTAACCATAATACTATCTTCCTGATTAAATCCGGTATGTGTCATAATTGCAACAATCGCATTTACACCTGATGGTAATTTATGAGCCATCGTGTATTTAGATAGTTTAGTATACACGAGTGATTTTTGCGGATAATTCAAAATATTTCCCATAGTATCAATGCGTTTATTGAAATTACTCATATATACACCCAATGCCTGCTTGCCCATAGCGCATTGATAGCAGTTTCTGGGCGATTGATTGTGATCACTGAATGGAATATTAACACCCAAGATTCCATTCATTAAACTGGGATGAATTTCGCAATGCGTATAGAAAGGAGGCAAAGCGGTCCCTTTAATACCTTCTTCCAAATCGGCAGGAAATGTTGCAATCATTGCGAAATTTATTTCGTCACAATCCATATATTCAATAAAACCTTCTTCATCTAAATAACTATCAGCGTCATCTTGGTTACTAGATACTTCGTTAGGAACTATGAAATAATCAAAATGTTTATTAGTAATATATTCTTTCCAGCTGATATTCTTTCTTTTCAATATTCTTTCAATCCTTAATACTCGCTTATTTGTTACAGGGTCAATATCCACAATATATAGAGGTCTATACATTCTGCCTGCTTCAGTGCTAATAATTATGCATGACTTCTGGATATTCCACACAATGGAAGTCATTGGATATATTATACCACTGCGTTTATAATGTTTCAGTGTTGAATATAATTTATCAGGATTTGTATAATATCCAATAATATCTCCATTCACCATAATATATATATTATCTTCACTTCCCATATTCTTCAAATATTCAATTGGTGATTTATCAGGCGTTGCCATATTATACGAGTCATCATATATAATAACACCCAGATTTACCAAAATGCGACGAATATGTATGCTATTCATTGCAATAGAAATATTAGTGCTTAACGCCATATTTTTAACTAAACCAACAGAACTACCTTCCGGTGTTTCTGCAGGACATATCATACCAATCTGCGAATTATCTAACTTACGAGGCTGAACAAGCTTACCATTTTTCTCCATCGCTGTATTAATACGTCTTAAATGCGATAATGTGCTTGCATAAGACATGCGATTAAGAACTTGAGATACACCTTGCTTAATATTTTGAAATGTGCCGATACTTTTAATACCCCAGTTTCCTGTAGAAAGCGAATATCTAATCCATGAATCCAACAAAGATTGCTTGAAAAATCGATGAATACTAATATCCGAAATGATATTTGATATAGGGATATTCGCATTACCGCGCCATAAATTAAGCTCTTTTTCAATTGCAATCTTGAGTTCCTTTGTCATTTTGCCATAACATTGCCTGAACAAATTACTCATTAATACACCTGGAGTATCAACGCGCTTATTAATGTATGAGTCGCGATTATCATACGTATCATATCCTAAATATATGCGAATCATTTTGCGAATAATATAACCAACATACAAAGCTTTCCTTCTATATGATTTGCCTACATGAGGAAGAAAATCATTTAGAAGATTATTGTGAAGCTGTGCTTTATTCGTTTCATGGTCGTTGTTTTTATTAACTCCAATCATAATCTTAATGAGTGTATTCTCTGCTTGCTCTTGCGTGTTAATATCGCATGCATCTTCGCAACATGCCATTAATTCATTAATGATACGTTGGTTTTTCTCATTATCAGTATCATATATAATATGATTAATAATCTCCTTATCACTAATAATACCAAGAGCACGAAATATTACGAAAATAGGAACTTCAGAGCGAATGAATGAAGTGTTAATGCGAATAATACGACCCATATGATTTAATTTCCCGCTCATATTTAAACATGTGGTTTTTGGAGGAAGATAAGTAGAATCGCACATAGAACGAATTTCAGCATATAGACCTTCCGCGTTATTATTGGGATGGAAAACGAGAACCTTGTTTTCGTTAATACGGTCTTGAGAAATCAACACCTTCTCATTTCCATTAACGATGAAGTAACCACCAAAATCATATATGCATTCATTCTTGTTCTCTTCGCAAATTCCTTGCATTTGACTTAAAACACATAATTTTGAACGAACCATTATGGGAATTTTTCCAATATATACGCCATTAACAGTTTTATCAAACTTCTCGGTCATCCCATTTTTGTTTGTAATTTCCGTAGAAATATGAACATTAACATAGATGCCACTCGAATATGTCATATTATTCATACGGGCAATATATGGAGTCATAATATTCTGGGTTCCATCAGGAAGTTGATAATTTGGCTTTACAATGCTGGGTTGAAGGATGTTAATGGAAATATTATAAGTGTTGTCTGGCAATTCTGCTTTCTGATTAGTTATTTTGACTTTGATAGGATTAAATCCTCCAATAATTTGCCCTAATGTATTATCAATGAATTTATTATAACTGTCGATTTGATGCTTTACAAGAGGATTAGAGGATTCGGGCGAGCCACCCTTTTGAAAATAAATGTCAAGAATATCCCAGCAAAGGTTAGAAAACATTATTATTTGTATTTAATTAATAAATAACTCTTAAATATCAATTTTTATTTTTAATTAATATTATTTTGAAAAAAAATGATTATATAATGTATATTATCATGACTACAAAGATGCCTAAAATTATTGCATTGTGTGGTGCAAAGAGATGTGGCAAAGATGTATTAGCCGAGCATTTAGTAAATAAATATAATTATGAGAGAGTTGCTTTTGCAGACCCTTTGAAGCTTGCAGTTAAAAGCCTGTTTAATTTTGATGATGACCAGGTAGGTATAGGGAAAGATAATGGAGAAGGTAAGAAGGATATTGTTGATGAAAATTGGGGGATTACACCAAGGTCTGCATTACAATTCTTTGGGACAGAAATAATGCAAGAAAAAATCCAGGAAATATTGCCAAATTTAAATAAAAGCTTCTTTGCAAATAGTTTAAAAAATAATATAATTAATAAAATGAATACAAATGAAGGACAAAAGTTTGTTATAAGCGACCTTCGATTTATGCATGAATACGAAGCGCTATTTAGTATTCCTAAAATAAGAAAGGAGGATATAGTGGTTATACGAATTATTAGACCTTGCAACCTTTCTAATCATTGTGTTGAAGAACCTCATATTTCAGAAAGAGAATATATGAAAATCCCTTACGATGTCATTATAACGAATGATGACACAATAGAGAACTATATTAATAAGTTTGAAAAGATGATTCAACTATAATTTATAATATAAAAATTGATTAACCAAACGTATAAACTAATACAACTTATTATGACGAATAAATTTAACTATTTTCTAGATTTACCAGAAGATATTCAAAATTTAATATATAGATTTGCATTTAATAACACTTTGAAGGAACTTGTAAACACAAATAATAAATCATTATATGATTTTTATGATATTCAGCGAAAATCTAAATTATGCTATTGTATTACAAACGCTGATGATATTTATTTACATAGAAAATATTATACATTGCATGACCCAAAATTATTGCAAATTAAATATATTGAATTCCCTACAACATATTTTACAAAGAAATTTAAATATATTAAAAGGGTTCTTGAAGATTTTGCATTTATAATTTATAATGACAATTGCGATTACAGACAGAATGTAAAATTGCAAAGAATAAATAGTGGAATATACAATGTTCAATATAAAAATAACTCATTTAGAATATTTATAGATAAAAATAAATTATTGTGCAAAGTTGATTTAGAGAAGGCAATATTTCTCGGCTATGAATTGCTATATTATTCATTAAAATTAATTAGTATATTGAAACTAAATCCAAAGGATGATTTTGAAGATATAAATGGGTTACACGAATGGTTTGCAAAACACCGCTATTTAGATGGTTATGTTATTACTAATTACTTTGTAAATGTCGAATTAGGTAGTTAAATACAAATTCTAAATCTATTATTTCATATATATTTCTTATTTTATTGGTGCTATTTTCTATGATATTGCTTAATACAATTTTCAACCGATGTTTTAATATCAGGAATATCAGGATATAGTGAGTATAACTTATCATTTGATAATTGTATATTTGAACGCTTTGACAATAATATGGCGTTTTGCTCTTCGACGCTGAAGTTTTCCCACTTGAACCCTTTGTCTATATTTTTTTTATACATCTCTAAAATCTCGTTGTGAGTAATAACCCCTTTATTTACTAAATTAAATGTTCCAGTTGTTTTTTTAATAATCATATCCATAATAACTGGAAACATATCTTCAAGAACAGTCATCGAGTTAGGAATCGAACATATTTTGTTATATTTTAATATTTTGCTAATAAAGTTTCTATCATGCTCAAAATTAACAATAGGCATACGAATACGAAGGTTCAGTGTATTTTTTGAATACATATGCTGAAGCCTGTCAGTAAATCCTTTTACGATAGAGTAAGATGACCCAAAAAAGTTGGGTTTTGCATCATCGTCAATATATGTAGTTTCTGGGTCTTCTGAACTAAAAATGCAACCTGTCCCCAAATATGTATAATGAATATTATATCTTTCACAAAGGATTGAAAGAACAAGAGGCGAATACAAATTATCTCTAATATTATCATTCAATTTTCCTGGCAATTCAAGATAATCAATAGTATTATATTCTCCGCCATGTGTTCTCCCAATAAATGATATAATATGCGTTGGAGAATATAATTTTATTTCAGCTTCAACGGCCTCCTCGTCATCCGCTCGAACGTCAGTGCCAATATAGGTTATTCCATTATTATTTAAATAATCCCCAAATTGCTTACCAATCCATCCTCTGCATCCAAAGAAAAGTATCTTCATGTTTTTGTATTTTAATATTTTAATTGATATACTTTTATATGGTATTATAATATACAAAGTATATAGGTAATTTACATTATATTAAATGAATATATTAATTATCAATATGTTCAAAGACCAAAGAATATACAAAAGAAATAAAAAGAAATTTATTTATGGATTGCAAGGCAACCGAATAATATTTAAAAAATGGGATGATATTCAAGGTATTAAGAATACTTTGATTGCAAATAAAATATCAGGTATTATAATATCAGGTTCAGACTATTTTGTAAATGAAAAGGGGCATTCAATAATAGACGATTGTATCTTGAAATCTAAAATACCCATATTGGCAATATGTTATGGTTTTCAATATTTAGTAAATAAATATGGGAAATCGTCTTATATTAAATCTTTTGCAAATGGATATAGGAAGTATTCCTGTAATTTTCAAATTAAACGACCATTCTATATTCCTAAAAGTAAATACTATTTTAAGCATACTAATTATATAGTCAATGTTCCAATAAACTTTAAAGTTATAAAAAGGATTGGTGATAAAATAATTGTTGCATATAATTCTAAAAGAAATATTTTTGCAGTTCAATTTCATCCAGAAATATATAAAAAATCAGGGAGAGCATTTTTTAAAATGTGGATTGATAAGTGTGTATTATATTTATAGGAAATTATAAATATTCCTGTGTATATATTAGAGAGACAATATATACACAGGATATGGGAGACGCATGGAGAGTAGAGAGGTATTTGCAATTTAATCTAGGGTTAAAACCTCCACAACGAGTTGAGTTAGGAGGCATACCTAGAAGAGATGTTGAACAAATGAGAGAGACAGCGAATTTAACCCGAGAGAGAAATAATTTCGCGAAGCAAAATAAACTAGTTCAATTAATAAAATATCAACAAAAATTACAAGAACTAAAAAATAGATATACAAAAGATTTGAATTATTTGAATCTTATAAAAGGTGAAGAAGTTCCGGATAATTTGAAAGTTAAAGTTAAATTACTACAAGATATTTTACAAAGAATTCAAAATGCGTTACATGAAATTGGAAGTATAATAAAAGAAAAAAGAAAAATACCATTTGACCTTGATAGTAATTACTTGAACAAATTTGGAATACCATATGAAGTTTATAAAGGAAGCTCGGCGAGATACTTAACTGGCGGACCTGATTTATTATTAGAACAAATGAAAAAACGAGAAGAAGCCGCATCTTCTGATGTAGAACAAAGAGCATCAACAACCACCAATAGAAAATTAAAAAAAAATATAGAAGAAGAAATAATACCTTTTATAGAAGAAATAAAAGCTTTTATTAAACCTACTAATGTAGCTAAACCTACTAGTGTAGGTGGTACAAAAAATTTAAAGGTTAAGAAACCTGTTAAGAAACCTCTTAAGAAACCTCTTGCAAAACCTCTTAAGAAACCTCTTAAGAAACCTGTTAAGAAACCTCTTAAGAAACCTGTTAAGAAACCTGTTAAGAAACCTGTTGTAAAATCCACACAGAAGAAAGTCGCAACTACACGTGTGCTTAAATTGAAAACAATAAAATTATTTTAACATACATAAACTAATTATTTTTTAAGATTTTAGGTATTATATAGATACTTAAAAGGTGTAAAAACCTGCTAATATCACTAATGATATGCTTTTTATAATATTAAATACATAATCTATCTAACGCGCGTATTTATAAACGTTTAAATAGTATTAATATTATATAAACAATTGATATTCAATTAAATATATAATATGACAACATTAAATCTTAATAATATAAATGACGATTTGATTGAATTAAACAGAGACACCTTTAATAACAAGCAAATGAACTTTAACATACCCAGCAAGCAGCAAAGAGTAAATCAAAATAATTTTATGAATGATGATATATTATTTAACAAAAATAAAATAAGTAATGATGTTATATCTATGTCTTCGAGGTCTTCGTCGCGTTCTTCTTCCCGTGCAAGCTCTGTTAATGGTGATTATGACAAAAATGCTTATATGAAAAATATGAATAATATTTATAAAAATAAAAATGTTTCTAAAAAATCAAAATATGACGAAGAAAGCGACAATGCAAGCAGTATGTCAAGTAATAATCGCGACAATAAGCGGGCAGGTGGAATAAATAATTCTAATAATTCAAAATATGCAAAGCAAAGTAAATATGACGATGATGACGAAGATGAAGACGACGATGATGAAGAAGACGACGATGATGATGACGGCGAAGACGATGACGGAGAATACGAAGATGACGAAGGCGACGAAGGCGACGAAGATGATAATGAATATAGTAAAAAGAGGGATAAAAACAGACATTTGTCTGCAAAGGAAATTATTATGAATGAATTGAATGAGAAAAGAGAAATAATTTATCAATTAGACAGGTTGGAATCGAAAGGTTTCAAAATACCTTTTAAGTTTAATATGAACTCCGATATTGAAGAAATGAGAACAGAATATAATCGCTTAATTCGCGAGAAGGAGCTTGACGGAAGCATAAGATTTCAGCAAAAAATGTTGATGGCATTTATTTCGGGAACTGAATATATGAATAGCCGGTATGATCCTTTTACAATAAAATTAGATGGGTGGTCAGAGCAGGTTAATGAGAATATTAATGATTATGATGATATTTTCGAAGAATTACATTACAAATACAAGGCAACCGGCAAAAAGATGGCACCTGAATTAAGATTATTTATATCGTTGTCTGGAAGTGCATTTATGTTTCATCTTACAAGCAGAATGTTTAAAGAACAGCCTATGCCAAATGTAGAGAATGTATTAAAATCAGACCCTGAATTAATGAAGCAATTCCAGCAAGCCGCCGCAAAACAATATATGATGGGAAATAATTACCAGCCTTCTCCAGTAGCACAAAATATACCTTTAAATAATAATAATAATAATAATAATAATTATAATGGGATGAGTAATAATAATAATAATTATAATAATAACAATAATAATGGAGGCGACAGCAGTATGGGATTATTTAATATGGTAAGCAGTTTGTTTAACACATTAAATCCAACTATGTCAAATATGCAAAATATGCAAAATATACCTGCATCACCACCAATGTCTCAACAATCTACTAATAACAATTACAGAAATTCTCCTAATATTACTGAATTAAGAAATAAACCATCTGTTGATATTGAGAACATTATTAATAATGTTCATAATAATATATCAATCGATAATAATGATAATAATATAGAGACATTATCTGTTAGTGACGAAGAAATAACTTCAATTATTGAAGATACTGCTGACATCAAAATATTAAGAGGTGTAGGTAGACCACGTAAAAATACGCGAACGTTAAATATATAAATATATCTAATTAGTATATATTATCTAAATAACATGTTTGCATATCTCGCTAAAATAAATGACAAGGATATTATTGATTATACGCATAAAATGATAAGCCTTTATGTAAATGAAGATGATAGTAGAGACGAAGACGGAAACGAATACCTATTTAATAGTCAAACTATTGCAAATTGGGCAAAAGAATATAATGTTAAAATAATGCATCCTAACGAAATTATAGTTAGTGAAGATGTTCCTCCGATATTCTCTTATAATTAAAAGGTTTTATTTTGCCTTACGAGGTTTTGGTTCCTTACGAGGTTTTGGTTCCTTGCGAGGTTTAGGAGCCTTACGAGGTTTAGGAGCCTTGCGAGGTTTAGGAGCCTTGCGAGGTTTACGTTTATTTTTCTTACCACCAGAAACAGTATCTGGTAATAGCTTCGAAAGTTCTAGAGGTATATCATGAGTTCTTTCTGAAGCACCTGTAGTAGAAGGATATTTACGAGGGACAGACTTATTTTGTTCAATATTGAGATAAAGTTTGACAGTCTCTTTAAATAGTTTTAATATTTCATTAGAGTTTTCAATTTTAGGGTCAGCAATATATATTAAGTGTTTTTCTTTTAATTTTTTTAATTTAGTAACAAGTTCTTTAGGGCAACTCAACATCCAGCATATATTCATTACAAAATCTGCACGCGATGATATTTTGTCAAAAAATTCTTTTAATGTGGTATAATTAATAGAAATTCCATAATATTTATGTCGTATAGAATAAGATGTTTGCTTTCCTTCACCTGTATGTTCAGTAAATGCAAGGTCCCTTTGATTTCCTGAATTATACATATTATTTGCCAAAGCTTGTAGTAATTTGTTTAATTCTGTTAGATTTGATTGTTCTGTATTTATAGGCGTTTGTATTGCAACTGGTTGAACAGAAGATTCTTCAGGATACTGTTGTTCTATTATTGCAACTGTCTGCTCTTTAAATCCTAATACATTATGTAGTTCTATTGTAAAATTTTTAAGAACATCATCAAATACTTTTAGAACATCAATATTTGCACCTGCAACTGGTTCTCCTACTTCTGTATCTTGTACTAGTTGAATCATTTCTCTTTCTAAATTGTCTAATTTTGTGGTTTCTATTTCTTCTATTTTTTCTAATAGCTCTGTTTTTGTATCCTTCTTGCTTGTCTTATTTTTCTTAACTTTCTTGTCATCAGTTTTCACAGTTTTCACCTTCTTCATAACATATTTTTTAACACCTTTAATCGAATTTTTAATTGAATCGATTACACTTGATTTTGCATTGGAAGGATTATTATATACAGGGCTATAATAAGAAGTCTGTCTTTTATCTGGAGCACCAGGTTTTTCACTCATAATATCTATATTTTATATAGATATTTTTTGAAAATCATAAATAGGAAATAATATTTATATAAAAAATGATGCATTATATTATAAATATAATAACAATGGATCAAGTTTTAAAGCTTGTTTTTTCAAAACTAAAGGAGGTTATACAATCTAAAAGAAGGAAAAAAATAGATAAAAAAGTTTTTCGAAAAGATGAAATTATTTTTCGTGATAGATTTGATATAAAAATGCAGAAACTATTTACACATTACCACTACCCTAATGAAAACATATACGTAATAAAAAAATATATAAATATATAAATATATAAATATATTACACTATTTACATTACATTACATTACTTTACATTACTTTACATTAGTTTGCACACTCGTTTGCGCGTCTATACGCTGTATGTTTTGCATACTTTGCTTTCTACTTTTTCCCATTTATTACCTTCCCAACCTTCAATCATCTCGTGTTTATAATCGGTAATGATCTCGCTACAAGCATACATAAGGAATTCTCTATTATCAATAAGATTAAGGTTGGTAGTGTATGAAATCTCCTTGTCTTTGCAATAGGTTTTAATGTATTTCAAGAAGTGCTCCTTATTAAGGCTCCTGATTAACTTGTAGACAACTGTGTCATTCGGCAGTTCAGATTCGCAAACCATAATTCGGTTTGTGATATTATATCCCATATTATAAACGTCATCAAAATTTTCAAGGTCAATCTTGCGAATTCCCTGGAATTTCTCCAAGCTTGAAAGATAATTACACAGGATACGCATAGTATAATAATAAATATCACAATCGCCATAAATCTTTTCATGGGCAACTACCTTGTTCTTGTAGTTATAAGGATACTGAAACATCTTGATGCTTTGCTGTTGCTTTGCTGTTGCTTTGCTGTTGCGCGGTTGGACTTGACTGAACTGTTTTCAATTTGCTGATTTGTTCTGCTTTGCGTCGTGTTCTTCTTGGTTTGCTTTGGTAAATTAACAAAGCAAATTTAATCAATTTTTATATTTTTTCAAGTTAAATAGAACAAATTTAATATAAAAATTGATTTTGTATATTGTTATTACCTGTATATAGATATGAATATTGCAAAAACATTTAGTAATTTATTTGCATATTATGTTGCAGCAGACCAGCCAGTAATACCTGCAGATATTGAAGATATTGAAGATATTGAAGATATTGTTGAAGTCCATAAAGAAAAAGAATATAAGGAAAATAGTATATTTAATGGATTGCTTGTAAACATAACAGCCGAGTTTGAAGAAAATATTGAAAACTTTAAAACAACTAATGATATTGACAAGTTTAAAAAGAATATTCAAAAAAAATATAAATATACTATTTCCAATGCAGAGTTTATAAAGATATATAAAAATCTAAATTTAGAAAATCAGCAATTACGTAATCTAATAACTAAAAAGAAATGCAAATCAAACTCCGGTGTTCTTGTAATTACTGTTCTAACATCAGCGCATCCGCAGTATATTGACGAAGATGGCGAAGTTAAGACAGCGCGTTTTTCGTGCAAGCATGATTGCGCATATTGCCCAAATGAACCTGCACATGAAGGAAATAATTGGGTTGCACAGCCACGAAGTTATTTATACTCTGAACCTGCAGTATTGCGAGCAAACGCAAATGATTTTGACCCTATAAAACAAATGAACTCGCGAATATCAACTCTTATTAAAATGGGGCATATACCAGATAAATTAGAAGTTATTGTTCTAGGAGGAACTTGGAGCGAATATCCACGCGATTACCAAGACCGTTTTATAACTGAATTATATTATTCTGCAAATATATATTTTGACGATGAACCAAAACGCCCAAAGAAAACTTTGGAAGAAGAAATAGAAATCAATGAAACATCAAAAGTTCATATTATCGGGCTTACATTAGAAACACGCCCAGATACTATTAATATAGACGAGATTGCAAACTTACGTCGTTATAATTGCACGCGAATACAATTAGGTGTTCAGCATACTAATAACGCTGTATTGAAAAAAATTCAAAGAGGTCATACAATTGAGCGCGCATATGAAGCGATAAAACTTCTAAAAAATAATTGTTACAAGGTTGATATACATATAATGCCTAATCTTCCTGGAGCTTCTTATGATATTGATAAAGAAATGCTTGATGAAATATTATATGACCAGCGAATACAAGTTGACCAATACAAAATATATCCAACCGCAATAGTTCCTTTTACGAGAATAAAGAAATGGTTTGATGAAGGCTCTTATATCCCTTACGATGATATGAAATTATATGAGCTTATAAAAGATTTTAAAAAGAAAGTTCAAAAATATAAACGTCTTAACCGTATTATCCGTGATATACCTGGTCATTATATTGAAGGCGGTTATTCAACAAAATATGTAAATATGCGACAGCTTCTTCAAGATGATATGCGATTAAATAAGTGGAATTGCAAATGTATTCGGTGTCGTGAAATTAAGGGGAATAACGTATCTATTGACAATATTGAATTAAATGAATTAATTGAATTAAATATCGAAAAATATAGGGGGTCAGACAGCGATGAATATCATATAAGTTTTGATACTAATTGCGATAAAAATTATTTAATTGGGTTTTTACGACTTCGCTTAAACAAAGAAGACGATTCGCAAGTATTACCATGCATTAAAGGTTGTGCATTAATAAGAGAGTTGCATGTATATTCGAATTTAAATAGCGTAGGAGATAATATAGAGGGCTCTTTGCAACATAAGGGATTTGGAAAGCAACTTGTTGCAAAAGCAGAGGAAATTGCAGTTGATAATGGATATAGGAAGATGGCAATAATTAGCGGAACAGGTGTTAGAGAATATTATAAGAAATTAGGATATCGCCTGATTGACACTTATATGATTAAAAATATTTAATTGTATATTATTTATATTCTTGTATTATCATATTCTTGAGGACTTATTTTTGTAATAATTCTTTTAGTCCACCAACGAACTTTCCATTTTTAAATATCTTTGGGAAATACAAATACTGTATTATTGTATATTGTTTAATAAAATTATTAAAATTATCTCCCTCTCTGCAAGTATTCATATATTTATCACAATTTATATTAATACATTTAGATCCTGATTTTTTAATATGTTCTTTTGCCATAGTGCAATATTTACAGTTTGAAATAGTGTATATTGTATAATTTTTATTTGATGGTTTAACATATTTTTCCACCATTTTTTAAATAATATCTACTATATTAATAGATATTAACAAATGCCTACAGGAACAAGATCTAGTGCACGACTTGCTGAACGAGCAAAATTATTGGCTCAACAACAAATGGACGTTGATAGTTACGATTTATCTGTCGAATTACCTGCTGAAACAAAGAGACAATACGCAATAATTAGAGATGATGAATTAAAATATCCTATAACCCCCGGTGATTGGGTTCAGTTTTATTGTGAATACTTTGACTATATTAGCAAAAATATAGGAACATGTTTATCAAAAATACCAGGGCTTTCGCATGTAACTATTGGAGTTTTAACAAGCAAAAATCTTGATAAGGGCGGATTTGATGACGAGTTTGATAATTTTGGCAATCTAAATTTTAATTTAGGAATATATACATCTTTATTCAGACAATTTAGAGATGGAACAAACAAGGTAAATGGTTGCACGAACCTTAATTTATTATTATCATATATAGGTGATGCAGTATTAAGATTAGCTGACCATCATAATTCAATATCTCCAGACGATTTAATTGCGTTTTATAGAAAAATCATAGTTGTATTAGAGCTTGCAGTATATCCCGAAGTATTTTTACATTACATGACTGGTGATAGTACTGGGCATGCTCACAAAATTGATTTCACATTCCATGATATATCGAAACGGAGATTGTATATTGGTATATGGTTAAGAAAGCAAGAGTACTTGGGTGTTCTTTCAAGTAATGGAAAAAATTATTACAAAAAATACGATTCCGGGTTGAGATTATTTGTAAGAAATTATATGCGAAGATTAATTACATATATGAGAACATATAAGGATGAGGCATATTATCCTTTAGGATACGAAAAGCCTTATGGTTATGTAAACGTTGTAGATCGTGCTCCTCTCCCATATAAAGGAATTTACAGAGGTGCTCCTCAACAAGATAATTATTACATATGCCGGGATGATTGGAATAAACTACCAAATTTTTTATTACCGGATGAAGCAAGATGGACATCTTTTGCAAAGAATTTTAGGCATCCTAGCAAATGGCACAACCCACCTCCTAAATGGTGGATTGATAGAACATTAAAATTATTAGAAGGGTTTGATTGGTGGAATAGTGGAACAGATGAGGAGGAAGCATATAAAAAAAAATTAGATGGAACTAAAACTCTTGCAAAATGGAAAGCATTAAATAGTATTTTACCGCAACAATATAAAGCTTATGAATCAGCGTGGGAATATGACAACGAAGACTTTGGTGAAGCAGGAATGAATTACGGAGGAGGGTCTCAAACACCAACTAATTCCAAACTAAATAAAAAGAAGAAATTCAAAATATTTCAAGACAAGGATATTGCATTGGACAAAAAAATATGTGAAGAATTAAAAAATAAATTATTTAATTTTTTTGAATTAAATATAGTAGCAGCCAATGATGAATATAACGAAGGTCATTTAAGAAATGACAACTATATAGATAATTTAAATAATTCAATAATATATTATTGTCAGAAGAACAAAATAAGAATACACAAAACAAGTTCATTAAGACCTGCATCGGAACCTTCAAGACTAGTAAGACCTGCATCAGCAAGACTAGTAAGACCTGCTTCGGAACCTTCAAGACTAGTAAGACCTGCATCAGCAAGACTATTAAAAACAAAGACTAATTCTAAAAATAATAGGGGGTCATCTTCTGCATCAAGCGCAGATACTGTTAATGCATCAAGTTGAGATGCTGTTTAGTATTTATAAAATTTTAATATTACAGTATTCTAAAATATTATTTATTTATTTTTTCTTTAATTGCCATGCTTCACCTATTTTTTTCATAATAGCAGGTGCTTTGTCATTAGGGTGTTTCTTGCAAAGCTCTTTATACATCTTCTTTACAAAAATATTATACGGTGTTAATTTACGCTTTTTAGCTCCACCTTCTTGACTCATTCCGCAACTACCAGCCATAATAAGTATCCTTAATCTTCTATATATACATAATATAAAAATATTATTTGAGATGAAGATATTTTTATTTAGAAAAAAAATGATAATCTATATTTATATAAGTTGCAAGGATTGTTGTAATGACAACATGTCATAGTCATTATATTCCTGACATGGAGTTCTCTGGATTGTTTGATATCACACATGGACGGATTATATATCTCAAATACTTCCTCTTTATCAAATACAAGAACAATATATATATTGATATTAAAGGCCTTGGAGATGTCATTATGCCTTTTGAAGAGTTTAGTAAATATAAGCTTTTGAAGATGTTCTATGAACTTTCTCTTTTACTTATTGAAAATAAAAATATTGTTAAAGAAAAAATAAATAATAGAGAACACAACCATCATTTTGATTTTGTATATACAGAAAATAGAGTGTGGTTTATAGATTGTGCTTATTTTATTGAAAACCTTGAAACGAATAATAAAGAGGTTCGAAAGGATAGATATTGTTGTCAATATAATATTAACCCAAATGATTTGAGAAATATGGAGATTTCAACTAAATCACATATTGATAGATTTAAAAAAACATTTTTAGGATACGAACAAATAGATTATTTTCAAAAAAATATAATTAATTATACCAAACTTGCGATTGACTATAATGCAAGTTTGATGGAGAAGGAGTTGAACGAACTCTCGACGTTCTTTGAAGACAAAAAGAATATCATTAATCTTGTAATCTTAAAAGACAAGGTTGGTGTAAATGGAGATATTATAAGCGTCATCTATAATTTTCTCGTAAGCCCTAAAGGAAAAAAGAAATATTCAGTTATTATTGATAAAATAGAAGATTATAAAAACAGATTAGAAATAAACACTCAAATATTAAAAGGATAATATATCTTAACACAATTTATGTTCTCCACATGAAGATATTTCCGGAACAATTAATAAAAATTGATAATGTTAAATACTTTAATATTTAATTAAAAAATTAGAAGATATGGATAATACAACACAAGTAGCAATTGATACATTCAAATACACATTTGAAGAAAAAATAAAATATTTTACACCTGTTTATGAGGAATCAAGCTATATATATATAAATACAGAAGACAAACCAGCAACATTTATGGCTTCACTTAATGCAGGGGACGAACGATTATATGTTGGTGGTGGCGCTATAAACAAAGCATTTAACATCGCAATTAGAACTGACAATTGCGATACTGAATTATATGAATTATCTACAAATATGCATTTATCTTGCTATATGGATTGTTATAATGTCGAGGAAGAAGAAGATTTAATTCCTGATACATATTCAATAACTAAATATTTGAACAAAATGAATAAAATGAATAATGAATATTTAATTTCAAAAGCAGGAACTTTGCATCACTTTGACGCATTTAAAAAAGGAGGTAAGTTTGAAAAAAATCCATATTTTAAAGATATGTATCTATATATTTCGGAGAGTCGTATTTGCGACTTTTTAAATAATAGTTTGTATCCAGGGGACATTTTCATAGATATTTTGAAAAATGCTCCCTATAATAATGAAGCAAATAAAGCGATGATATACTGTGTAGGACCCAAAGGAGGAAGAAGCACTGCAGATAATTTTAAGAATGCTGTGTATATAGTTGGTAAGAATATAGCAAACGCAATTTACCATTATAACAATAAAATGGATACTGAAAAAATAGATTATGTGCGTATTTGTCTAATTTCTGGAGGAAGTTTCAAACACAAAAATGTCAGTTATATTGAGGTTGCCGAATGTATTATCAAAGGTATTCACGAAGTAAATGTCAATAGACAAGTTAAAAATATTGTATATAACTTTGCATATGATAATGATGCTTTTAAACAAGCATTCGATAATTTAAAATTATAATATGCATATTATAATATGATTATATGCATTATGCTTGTTTATTCATCATTAAAAACACCACTATTATATCCATCCAATGTTAAAGTGGTGTTAAATAATTCAGATAATATTTTGCCACAATAATTGCGAAAATCTTCGTATGGCGAAACATTCCTATTATTATATACTTTTGTAGAACTTAATACAACATTAATTATATTAGAATCAGCAGGAACTTCGTGGTGTTTGAAATCTAAATATAGAATAGTATAATTAATATTAATATATTTAGATTTCAAATATTTTTCAAGTTCCAACATTTCATTAAATGCATTCTTATTAAAGCCATCTTCACGATAATGCTCGTCATATAAATAATCTTCATTAATATATACAAAGTATATTTTTTTATTATCATTTATAATTTTAGTAAATCTCTCAATACGTCTATTGTGCTCTTCGATGCCCTTCTCTACATTCGAATTAAAATGATAAAAAGTAATATCATATTTATTAGTAAACACTTCGTTGCGAACATCCGGTATAAAATCATCAAACTTATTTTCTAATATGTTTTTGATTTTGTTAGGAAATAATGGCATAACCCAATCAAATGGTAATGAATATTTGCGAACATTGCTATATTTACAAGCAAGCGCCGATGTGCATCTATGCCCAAAAGGTATTACACTAATATCATCACAATAATCGTCAACAACCAAATTATTAGGATTATTTATAGTTCGCGAAAACATAGTATTAATGACAGAAGAACTAAAATAATAATACGGAGGAATCATATAGGTAAGTTTGTCAAATTTATTAATGGTTCTATTCACTGCGCCTGCATCATTAAGTCTAATATAAGAGACTGCTTGCAAACATGCATCGCATAAATCGTCTTTCTTCTTGTTATTGTCAAATATATCGCATAAATGCACATCATCTTTTATATAATGCTTGCATATTTCTATACTGGTCTGCTTATTCATTTTGTATTTATCACTTCTAAAACCTTTAGAGTTTTTGGCGGTTTTTCCGGTTTTGGCTTTTTGCGCATCTTCCATTTTAACTTGTATATCTGGCTTGAAGTCGTGTGTTTTCGTTTTAAGGGATGCATTAACAAGAACCACATTATCTACAATTTTATCCCAGTATTTAAGTAGGCTAAAATAACAATAAATAATATACTGTATTGTTTTCATTAGCCCATTTAAGTTCGAAGGTTGATTCTCAATCAATACATAATCGATTGTATTAACCCCTTTTTCTTTTAAATCACCAATTATATTATCTAATTCTATATATATTCTCTCTGATATATCTTCAATCCCTTTGATTTCTTTCTTTGTCTCTGCCAAAGATATAATACGCCAATCCAATATAGAAAGCTTGTCTGTTTTTTTCATAATACACACAGCGAGATTTTTAATACCAATATCAAAACTTATATATATCATTTTAAATATATATAGAATACATATATTTATATATTATTTATATATTATTTATAGATTACATAATACATAATACATAATAATTATACACTTTTATGCAATAAATGGACAGTCTTCTTATTAAATGCAGTAATGTTGTGATGTTTAATCAAAGTAGATAAATTTAACCAGAAAGAATCATTTTCATATTTACTATTAAACTTATTTATTTTCTTATATTTTCGATATAACCATCTATGAAACTTCTCTAATATTATAGTATTTGCAGGATTATTTTTGACATATATCTTTTTATTTGATATTAATTTCGAAACAAAATGCTTTAGCTCTGATATTTTAGCATACTCGTGAGGGATATTTTCCCAAAGATTATGAAACTTTAAATAATCATATGTTGGACAAATTAATAAATTATCAGTGTAATCCACAAATGTTGGATTATTATCTATTATAATGATATTGTTAGTAATTGAATGTGTCTTTGGCATTTTAATTGCTTTTAATATTTGAGGCAGTATTTTTATTACAGACTTTTTAATATTCCCCATATTATCTTTTATGCAATTATCTCGCGTAAATATTGGTCTATTAAACTTAATATTATTTTGCTTCTCAATAATTAATATTTCCTTGTTTGCCCACGTCTTCTCTGACGCAGTATAAATAAAAAAGTAACTATTTGGAAAGATTCTTTTCATATCAGTCATAAATGTCGCAAAATATGGACGTAGTAATTTTGACTGCAAATTATAGCAATTTTCAAGCATTTTGTCGCACAATGCCTTGTATTTTGCAAGATTAACTAATTGAATATTATTATTTTTTAATATTATATTTTTTTTTATTATTTCTTGTATATTGTATATGTCACATTGATACGAACAATCTCCTATAATAGTCCCATCTAAATCCAAAAGAAAAATATATGGTTCATTAATCATTATATATTACTATAATAATAATATATATATTATTATATAAATTTCATAATATTATTATATAGATAATTCGGTATAATCCTTTAGTCTTTCTTTATTTTTGTCACCAAGTAATTTTTTTCGGTTTTCAATAAACTCAATCATACTTGTAAAACCATAGAGTATCATCTCGTCAATCTGTTCGGTCAATAATTCTATTTTAACACCTTTTCTATTAACAATGAAATTTATAGATTGTTGCATAGTATTATTTTTAGGTATATAATAATAATCCTTGTCTTCCATCTTAATCTCTTTCATCGTCACTTGATTAATTCGCAATATTTCAAACATTTTCCATATTTGTCGAAATATATAAAATATATTAATCTTCGTTTTTGATGGTTTGTATTCTTCTTTATCACTGTATATTACCATTGCAATAATATTATCTTTTGAAATATGCGAAAAAATTTTAATAGGAAAATTATTTGACAACGCACCATCATAATAATATTCACCATCAATTTCAACAGGCTTAAATATTAGCGGAACAGCCATTGATGCTTTGCAAGCAGTAAATACAGATATATCAGGAGTATCATCAATTGAAAAAATACGATTCTCGCATCTATTTATATTTGTCGTTGAAAAATATAAATTAATACCAAACTTTTTAGAAACTTCTTTAAAAGTAATATCATCAAACTCGGGATATTTAATTCGTAAAATATTTCTTAAATGGTCCAAAAAATGCGAAATATCACATAAGCCTAACTCTGATATGAATCTATAATAATTCTTTGTAGGTATATTGCATAAATTATAATCTTGCGATGTTCCATAGACTACCTTCTCTATTTCTTCTATTGTAAGTTTGAATGCAAAGAATAATGCAACAAATGAACCTATCGAATTTGCAGCAATATGTGTAATATTTTTATGTAAATTCTCTATATATAAATATCTTAATGCCCCCACATATACTACCCCTTTCATACCACCTCCTGCAAAAACAAGATGTGTAATATTTAATTTATCCATTAAATATGTAAATATTTCAATATTTCAATTATATTTTGTTTATATAATATCTTTATATATTTGAATTATATTCACATATATCTACATTATAATACATTAATGCTTCTTTCGCCGCATTATTCTCCGCGTCCTTCTTGTTACTCCCATTTGATGTTGCAATTATTGCATTATTTCTATCTTTTATGCAATAAGTAAAAACGCGAACATTATCCTTTATTGATATTTTGACTTCGTAAAATTTTGGTGTATCTTGGAGATTATGCATCATGTAAGATACAAGCATATCCTTGTAATTATTCTTAATCCTTATTAATTCACAAAAGTCAATATAATTTTCAATTATATAAATAATAAAGCTTTCAACTATAAAATATCCCGCACCTGTAAAAGGAGCAATTTTAATACTATTTGGAAGTTGCACTTTGTCGCTCTCTGTTTGAAAATCAAGAAATAATGCGCCTATAAATGCTTCAAATATATCTTCCATAATTTTGAAATTATTTCGACCACCTGTATCTTCAACCTGCTTTGATATTATTGCAAACTTTTGGAAACCTATTTTATTTGATAAATAACCGAGCATCCGTCCATTAACTATTTTGGTTCTTATTTTCGATAAAAAACCCTCGTTTTGGTCTGGAAACCTATTATATAGGTAATTTGCAACAATCATACCTATTAAGGCGTCACCTAGAAACTCGAGGCGTTCATATGACATATCTTGGAGTGGAATGCAGTCGTCGGGGCAATTAATATTACTTTTATCAAAATCAATATTTTTCATAGTGCAATATGATTTATGAACAAATGCAACCCTGTATAAATCGATGTTCTTAAATTTAATATTAAGCAAACCATTATTATTAAATAGCTGTTCTAAATCTTCGTGCTGAAGAATTACATTCTTATTATTATAAGGTTGATTATTAATATCAACGTCCTTTGTTTTATTATGTAATCCTTGAATACGTTTCATTATATTATTTTGATATTAAATAATTCTATAGTATCATTTTTTCATTATATCATTTTATTATATAAATATTAATTGTTTATTTCTTTTAAATAGAATAAAATAGAATTATATATAGTATAATGGATGATTTTATAATTCAAGGTGATGAACCAATTTTTAAAATAGACTCATTGGGAATTGGAATCATAGAAGAAGACGTTAAAAAATTATCGTTGAGTGATACAGAATATTTAGTGATTGGTGATAGGCAAGGGACAACGAATTATAATACTAACAATTTGGATACAAAATATAATATGTATGTAAATAATCGCGGTGTTGCTATTAATACTTCCAGAAATATATCATCAAATTATCGCGATCTTAACACTTCTCTTTATGTCGGTGGAAACATACAATGCGATGGTATAATTAATGCACACAGTATTCAATTTAGCAATATATCTATCAAAGGTGACTTAAATAGCAATGCAATTGATTTAATAAAACAAATCAAAGACTTTGCGCAATCGCAGCCATTCAGGCCAGGTATTAGAACGTATTATAATACTTTGTATAATTTAGATTATCCTATTAATAATATATATACTCCTGATTATATAACTTTGGGAGGTTTAGTTGATACGAATAATAACCAACATCCCTTAAATATTAATTCTACGCCTAATAATAATTTTGATAATATTCATTTTGCAATGCGCAATGATTCGATATTTGATAATATTACATCAAATTTATCTAAATTAAGTATTGGTATTATCGGGGGTAGTAATATATCTCCCGCTGTTATTTCTACAACAAAAGGCATGCCTCTCGAGTTTCACATATCAAAAACATCTTATGAAATGAATTCATTATATAATAAAAATGCAATACCTACATATTTAAACGATACACAATATGCCGCAATGACTATAGATAATAATGGAAGTATTTGTATTGGTAAAAACAAAGCAGATAGTATTTTATACAATCAGAAAAAACTAACAAATGGCATTGTAGAAAGCACCCCTGTTATTAATCGACCGCGTTTCGAAGTCAAAGGGGCTTCAAAGTTTGATGATATAGTAATGTATGATTATTCTACTAATGATTACAAGAATATAGATGATATATATATACGCGTTGAAGGACGCAATATAGCTCCATCGCGAATAAATGAAGGTAATTTTATTGGTAATAATTACAACTTCAGTAATATTTCTGTTCTAAATAATATAAACGGAATTAATATTATCAGTTCCAATATAACTGCGGATATTTTAACTGCAAATACGGAGTCGTCATTTTATGGCAAAGTAAACTTTAATACAAAAGAGATAATATCTATGGAAAGTCTAAAACTTAATGATTCTTTATATATTGGAGAAAGACGTATAAACCCTATAAATCTTGTGGATGCAACATTAGGTTATACGACAATAACAAATAGTGTAAGCGGTTCAAACTATTTTTTCACATATGTTCATAGTAATATTGCAAATCTTGATGCAAATAGTAATATTAGCTTTCCTAATAAAATGACAGTCGGTCCAAATATTAACGATGGTTTCCCGGGTGTATTAAATGTATTTAAAAATAGAGGTTCGAATATAAATTTCGAAGTGGTGCTTCAAGAAAAAGTAAATACAGATAGATATATTACTAATATTGGCAGATTATCATATTTAGACTTTTATGATAATAGTTTAATAATTAATACAAATAATATAATTGGTAAAACAAATAATATATATTTTTATCCTTCATTCGATGTATCAAAATTAACAAATAATATATTATTTCCAAATCTTATCAATACCCCTCCTATGCTTTCTATAACAAATAAAGGGGTTGGAATCAATATTAAAATACCACGCAAAGCGGATGGTGAAGATTTAAATCTTGATATTAATGGCAAAATGTCAGCATCAGGCTACTACGTATCGCAGAATAATACTATTTCAAAAATGACAGGATTTATTTACAATGATAAGAATTATTTCAATATATATAATACAAATACTTATAAATACTGTATTAATTATGATAATGTAACGTCGTATTCAACGAAGATGCAAGGTTTAAATGTAAAGCAAGGAATAAACGCTGATATATATTATCAAAATGATAAACTTATTGAGACTTTGCAAATAACTAATAATCTCGACGGGTTTTATACAAATAATAAAATTGCTCTTGGTTGGATGGGTGAAGATGTTAAATTACCTTTGCAAATTCGTAATACGAATATGGAAGATTATAATTATTCTATAATAAGGATATATCGAGGCGTTCGCGGTGGCGGGATTAAAAACAATGCAGATTATAGTGGAATTGATATATGCGAATATGATAGAGATTATAGTAGCGACAGGAATTTAGAAAAATGGTTTATTTACAAAAATCATAAATACAGTGACATAGATGCACGAGATGTTATGAGGGTGGGCCCTTTGCAATTTGGATACACAGATAAAACAATAGAACCTACAACATTTGGAATGTCAATGTATTATAATAGTGTAAATTCAAATTATCATATTGATTTTAATAATCCTAAAGTATCATACGATTATATTTCTAAATCACCAAATACAGCAGTATCAATTTATGGCGATTTGGATGTTCATGGTAATATTAATATTATAGACAATAATAGTAATAACTATAATGTTCGTATCAAAAAATTAGAAGAATTTTCTGAATTAGCAAAATATATTGATGTTGTAACTGTTTCAAATATTATCTATAAAAATATGATTGATTATAATGATGTTGAATATTCAGGAAAAAATATTATTTTAAAACCCATGAATTCTATAATAGTAGACTCAATGATAAATAGCAATATCCCATTTGTTGTGAAGCAAAATAATGATAATTATTCTGCTGCAAAGTTTATTACATATTCCAGTAATATAATTTCTTATTCGGCGTTAGAATTGGGTATTTATAAAAATAATGATTATACTACAGCATATGATGCGGATAAACTAAATAATATAAATAATATGGTGCAGTTCCGCGTTGTCAATAATAGCAACAATACTGACCTTGAATTTCGTTATTTTAAAAATGATGGCTCTATTATTTATAAGTCATTCCTTGAGATTACTAATAATAATTTAAAAACAAATATGCATTTAGGGCAACTTAACAACTTTCACAATAGTAATATTAGCTTGCATATAAACGATGATAATAAGTGCGGGTTACAAATAACAAATTCTGAACATCCAATCAAAATAAATTTGGTTAATAATATTGCAAATAGTAATAAATATAATATAATATCATCTGGTGATTTAGATAATCACTATAAGTTCTCAATTGATGTTGCAAATATTCCTATACATACTGAACCTACTAATAACAACCTTGTAAATATATTTACTATTGACCCTTACACCGATATTAATGAGTTGAGAGATGGTGTAAGATACGGGTTTAATGACCCAAACCCATTGCAAACTATGGCAATTAATAGCGAACATAATACGCAAACCATGTTATTAAATGCGAGATATACGAAAGATTACATTTATACAAATGTGAAAATTAACACAAGTAATTTAAAGCAAACATTTAGTTACGATTCTGTAGAGGATTATTGGGACAATAATTCTACAACATACAAAATAAAGGTCAGTAATAGTATTCATTCAAGTAATATACCTTCCAAAGATATATATGATAATTTAGTAGAAAATAAGGATACTGTTGTTTACAAAGTCTTAAAAACTAAAAAAGACATCTCGTATTTATCAATTCATTCCAATATAAAATTGAGTTATATTTTTGATGAAAATAATCTTGCAGTTGTTAGTGATAATTATAGTAATTATATTACTAATTATACAAATATTACTGGCCAAAATAATCCAAAATATATAGTTCAGTATGATAAGAAAAATGATTATATATTAGATATATCTCCGTCATTATCATACGCAAATAATGAAATCATTAAAGCCGAAAGCACGCATATAATTAATAATATAACTTCTAATAATTTTTCGATTGTTCTAAATAATGGTATTTTAAATTGCAATTATAATTTTGAGTGTTTATTTAGTAATTATTACAAAATACCAACACATTTATCAAATATTTCTGCATCTAATACGAATACGGATATTACTTACACTTACAATAATACAACATATAATAATAGAAATAGTAATATTGTAAGATTTATTAACAAAATATATACCTATTTACCAAATATTAACAATAATCAATCGGATAGACACAAGTTATTTTTTAATACAACATTAATTAAATTAGATGACATCGGTTCATTATCTAATGTATATCTGGAAACAACCACATCAAACATTGTCCGTTATAATTCACTAAAGCAATACGAAGGCAATTTTACAATATTACGAAACAATATGATAAGTTTTGATAGTTCAAATATTATTCCAAATACAATATCAAATAGTAATTACATCATTAACTGTAATTCAAATATAGTATATTTTGATAATACAAATACAAATAATAATATTTCTAATATTATTAATATTACAACATCCAATGTGTTAGATGACAACAGATATAATACAGATATAATTTATGAGAGTCCTACTAAAGAATTTAAATATAATTTTAGTGTTCTTAATGCAAGTTTAAGTAATACTATTATAATTAATGAATATTACAAAGGATATAGTAGTAATAGCAATATAAATATACAGCTTACTAATTATAATAGACCTATATTTAAGCCTCACATAATATTAGCAAACACTATAAAAGATGATTTAATAAATAGAAATAATTTTACAAATGAAATATATAGTTATGATGGAAATTTGAAATTTAGGTATAGTGACGAGCAATTTAACCAAGACCAATTAATAGTTGATAAGTTTGGTAATGTTAAATTTTTTGGCACAATAAATACAAGTAATGATTTAATTATAAGTGGTAAAATATATGATCAATATGGTTCAAATATTATTGAAGGTCTTGACTATAAAATTTCAACATTAGAAGAGAAAACTGATAGTAATCTTGAAGCAACAACCCTTGCTTTAAGTAGTGCTCTTAAATCATCTAACATCAATATTAGTAATTATGTTCTATCTACAAGCAATATACTAACTAGCAATATTCTATATACGTGCAATATCTTAAATACAAAAATAAATTTAAATGATAGAAGTGCAAGCAATTATGTTCTAGCGACAAGTAATACTTTGCTATTACGAGGTTCGCAATGGAATACTGTTGATGCTGGTATATTTTATATTGGCAATATTGGTATAGGTTTGGATTACCCTGAAACTAAATTACACATATTTGAAGCCAAATATGATAATACAAAATTAACTATACAAAATAATTTTAATTTTATAACTTCGGTTCCTGTCCAATCGTCATTTGGATTAGTTGATATTTACACAGTTAAAATATTTACATATACAACAGAAACAGCAGGAGTAGGTTCTGGGCAAACCCTATATACTATTAATGTGCCTAATGGAGGTATAACTTGCGATTTATTAATGGTTGGTGGAGGAGGCGCTGGTGGAACAACTGAAGGTGCCGGTGCAGGTGCAGGTGCAGGTGGCGGCGGTGGAGCTGTTTTATTTGGTTCAAATATATATTTGGCTCCTGGTAATTATAATATTAAAGTTGGGAATGGAGCAGTTCCAGGAGAATTAAGAGGTAAATCAACGGTAGGGTTTGGCGCGGAGATATTAGGTGGTGGTAGTGCTGTAAATGATATATTATTTAATTCAGGTATATATGCAAATAATGGTGGAAGTGGTTCTGGAACTCCAGCATTTTCTAATCGTGGCGGTGTTGGTATATCTACAAAAGGGGGACTATTAGCTAATGCAATTTTGTATAATGGTAATGTTGGCGCAAATGCGATTTCTCTACCAAATGACGGAATTATTGCAGGAGGAGGAGGAGGGGCTGGCACAAATACATCTACGGGACATGGCGGAGATGGTATATTAGTTAGTATTAATGGAGAAGATAATTATTGGGGGGGAGGAGGAGCTGGAGGATGTAATGGAGTATATTCTGGAACCGCGCATAATGGAGGTTTAGGCGGAGGAGGTGCAGGAGCAAAATACAATACAGACGACGACGGAAATCCTAGTCCAATATTCGGATTAGTAAGTCAAAGTTCATACAGAGTAGCAAATAAAATGAATGCAGGAGAACATACAGGTGGAGGCGGTGGTGGTGGTATTAATGGAACAGGAGGAGGAAATGGAGGTTCCGGTATTATTATAATTAAATATATAGAAAATCCATATAAACCAATTAGTTCATCTATTGAACTTATTCGAGGTTATGAAAATGATAATAATAAAGATTACAAAATAATTAATAATGGAGGTTTCAAAATTATGTCTTCAAAGTCAGGATCTGAAAAAGAACATTTATTAATTGATGAGGTTACTGAAGATATAACATTAGGAGGAATTGTAATTGCACCAGAATTTATAGGGTCAGGTCATAGATTATCAGGTATATTATTAACATCAAATGGTGTAAGTTTAAGCAATTATGTTCTATCAACAAGTAATATTATAGCTGCAAAAGCAAACTTGGATGATCTAAATGTGAGCAATTTTGTTATTACAACAGATAATACTATTTCTCAAAGAATATCTGGATTAACAACTGATATGATTTCCGAACCTATAACTGGACACAAGAAGTTTATAATTGATAATATATATAATGCTGATATGTTTGTTAATGGAACATTGACAGTTAATTCCAATTTAATAATTCGCGGTGATAATACAATTCTTGAAACAAATGTGTATACAACTGAAAGATTAGAGGTTGTAAATATGGATATTAATACAATTGCAATGATGGTTGAGCAGAAAGATATTAATTCAGATATATTCATTGCAAAAAACTCAACCGAAATAGTTTTTTCTATTAAAAATGGCGGTGATATTGATATTAAAGGTGATTATAAAAAAAGTGGTAGAAATGTTATTAGCGACACATCTAATTATGTATTAGCAACTTGTAATATTACATATAAGAAAATAAATGACCACGTTTCCACTATTAACAGCACAATGGATACAAATGACAAAAATTGCAGCAATTATGTTTTATCAACAAGTAATATATTGGCAACTTCATTAGACTTTCATAAATCAAAATGGACAATTACAAGCAGTAATATATATAGTATGAATAATGTGTCTATTGGAACAAGTAGCAATATAGATAAGCTTACAGTTGAAGGTGGGATTATTGCTTCGCGCGGAATTGTATCCTCGTTTTCGGATAATAGGTTAAAAGACCACACTTCGAATATTGGAAACCCAATAGATTTAATTTGCAAATTAAATGGCTTCCATTATACCCCGAATGATTTAGCATTGCATTATGGATTTCCAAGAATTCCTGATATAGGCTTGAGCGCACAAGAAGTTCAAAGTATCCTTCCAGAAATAGTTAAAATTGCACCATTCGATATGATGCGCGACGACTCTAATAATATTGTTTCTAAAAGTGGTGATAATTATTTAACTATTTGCTATGAAAAATTGGCGCCTTTATTTGTAGAATCTATCAAAGCCCTAAAAAAAGAATTAAATGAATTGAAGCTCGAAGTCGCGGAGCTACGGAGGGGAAGGGATTAATTACTTCTCAATAGATGTTCTTACTTTTTTTAAGAACTCATTAAATTTGCTGTCTTGAAATTGTAGATATTCAGCAAAGTCATCAGTTGTGAAATTTATATCATCATAATCAATTGATATTTTAAATTTCAATTTTTGCAAAGAATTTTTATTATAGCATAAATACCCATATATTGTATTTTTAAATATATTTTTTGTTGTATCTGTTCCTCCATATATAGCACCTGGAACTTGACATAGATGTAATATTGAATAATTTGTTTTTTCTTTTATTATATTAAAGAAATGGTCAAGAACTGCACTATAATAAGCGAAAACTAATTTTTTATATTCGATTGTTTCTTCTACAAATATATTATCATTGACAGAATAAATAGTATCATCAGTGTCATTAATTGTAATTGTTTTTGTTTCTCCACCTCTGTTATAATGGTCCGAAATTTTAGTATGATGCCAACCTTTGAGATGATATACACCATTAACCTTAAAATTATGAAATTTAAAATCTTGTTCTCGAGATACAAAAAATGTGGCACCAGTATATTTAGTCGCTTCTACAAAAAGGGGTTTTTCATTATTTGCAATAAGAGAATTTAATATGGCGTTATTATTATTATGTATATTGTCATTAAATACGAACCTTTTTCCTTCCTCAACATGGTCTATATTATAAATAGGCTCGTAATTTTCAACATTAAAAAATCCGCTTGTTTCACTATAGGGAGTTTTAGCATATTTATTAATTTCAGTTATAGCTTTATTTGTTCCTTGCTGTTCATCTACTAACAAATTATTCGCACCATTCGTTAGATAAAATTCGATTTTTTCTTTATCATCTTTATCAATTCTTCCTAAATTGCTAATCAGATTATCATAAAACGTGCGAGAACTCATGTCAGTTTTATGTCCCACCTTAATAAATTTATTTAATATAACAAATTGCTTTAATGTATCAAGCAAAGTTTGTTCTTCTGCTGCTTGTTCTTCTACTTGTGCTGCTGCTTGTTCTTCTACTTGTGCTGCTGCTTGTTCTTCTACTGGTGCTTTTGCTTCTTCTTGTGCTGCTGCATCTTGTTCTTCTACTGGTGCTTTTGCTCCTTCTACTGGTGCTTTTGCTTCTTCTTCTGCTGCTGCTACTGCTCCTTCTGCTGGTGCATCTTGTTCTACTTGTGCTGCTGCATCTTGTTCTTCTGCTGCTGCTGCTGCTTCTGCTCCTTCTACTTGTGCTGCATCTTGTTCTTCTACTGGTGCTTTTGCTTTTTCTACTGCTTGTACATCCAATTCATTAAACCTTGTTCTCAATTCTTCTTTTTTTTTAGCTCTTTTTTCCTCTAATTCTTTTAATTCTTTTAATTTTTCTTTTGATTCTTCAAGTTCTTTGCTTTTTTCAGCAATTTCTTTGCTTTTTTCAGCAATTTGTTCTTCAATTAATTTGTTTTTTTCAGCAATTTTCTCTTGTTCTTCTTTGATTTTAGATTCTTTTTCACTTATTTCACTATTTAATTCTTGTATTTTTGCAGATAATTCACTTTGTTCTTGTATTGCTTTATCTCGCAAAGTTTTTGCTTCATTTTTTTCTTTATCTGCTTTTTCGATTTTTGATTCTAATTCTTTTTCTTCTTTAGTTTTTGTGATAAATAATTCTTGTATTACAAACATTGCGTTTAACATATCTCCTGTTTCAACATATGATGCGCTTTCTATGTCCTTTATAATATCATACAATCCGTATTCTGTCATTTGTTTCATTATATCCATTTTATCAATATTTTGATGTAATTTTGTTTCAAAGTTCTTGTATATATCATTGTAGAATCTTGCAAAATCTTCGTTTAATTTTTCCCTACTTCTTTCAAATTTTTCTTCATAATTATCATCATCTAATATAGGTTCCTCTATAATATGTAAATTACTATAAATCAAATTTTTAAAAAAATCATAGAGATTAATTTTATATATAAGGGAATTGTCTGCAATTAAAGACATATCAAACTTACTATCTGTTTCTATACCTTGAGCATATCGAAGATGTTGTAATATCTTCAATATTTTCAATATTGTCGTATTAATTACTTCAATATCTTTGCCCATGCTGTCTTCATAATAATTTTTAATTTTTGCTAGATAACCTTCCCAAAATTCATTCAAAGCGCCATTAATTATTTTAAAATGGTCTTTCATAACTTCAAGCATTTGTTGATAATCAAGATTTTCCGTTGCAAGTTTTATCCCATTTTTTTGTTTAGTATCACTGAACTTTTTCCCATTATGTAAATCATTGTCTTTTGAAACATAATCATATTGAACAATTATATTTTTTAAAAACATATTGATCTTTTCAAAATCAATATGTTGGCATAAATCTAATATATAATAAAGCTTCCTTTTCTTCTTTTGAATAAATTTATCATATTCTTGAGTTTTTGTTATTTTTTGATATTCATTGTTATCTTGTCTATATTTTCTACTATCTTCTTCATAATTTTCAGTATTTGGAATATTAATTCTTTGCGCAGATTTATGTTTTAATACATCTAACTCTGCACTAAATTTTTTATATTCTATTTTTGCTGCTTCTGCATCGGCTTCTGCTTTTTTTACTTTTGCTTCGGCTGCTGTTTTTTTTACTTCTTCTGCTTTTACTTCTTCTGCTTTTGCTTTTGCTTCTTCTGCTGCTTTTGCATCTGCTGCTGCTGCTTTTGCATCTGCTGGTGCTGCATCTGCTTTTTCTGCATTTAAACCTTCTATTTCATTATTTAATTTTTCTATTTTTTCATTTAATTTATTTATATTTTCTCTTCTTACTGTTCTTCTAGCAAAAAAACCTCTATTTGCTGATTGTAATGTTATTGCTGCGTTTTTTTTTGCTTTTTCTGCTTTTTTTTCTGCTTCGGCTGCTGATGCTTTTGCTGCATCTGCTGATGTATTTGCTGCTTCTGCATATGTGCTTGCATGTGTTGCTGATGTATTTGCTGCATTTACTGATTCTTGTGCTGACGTTTGCTGAAGTATGCTGACGTTTGCTTGTGCTGCTGCGTTTGCTATGCCTGCATCTTTTGCTGCTGTGTCCGCTTCGGCTGCTGCTTTTGTTGCTGCAGCTGCTGCTTCTTCTGCATTTTTTGCTGCTGCTTTTGCTTCTTCTGCTGCTGCCGTTGCTCGTGTTTCTACGTCTGCGTCGGCTGCTGCTTTTGCTGCTGCAGCTGCTGCTTCTTCTGCATTTTTTGCTGCTGCTTTTGCTTCTTCTGCTTTTGCTTCTGCTGCTTCTGCTGCTTTTTTTGCTAAAACTTCATTTTTTTTTATCTTTACTGTTCTTCTATCAATATGACCTTTAAATACTGATTCTAATTTAGTTGCTGCAGTATTTGCTTCATCTGCTGCTTTTGTTGCTGCTTTTGTTGCTGCATCTGCTGCTTCTTCTGCATTTTTTGCTGCTGCTTTTGCTTCTTGTGCTGATGCTTCTGCTTCTTGTGCTGATGCTTCTGCTTTTTCTGCTGATAATTTTGCTGCTGTTGCTGCTGCTGTTGCGGATGGTATGTTTGCTGCTTTTGCTCCTGCTTCATCTGCTGCTTTTTTTGCTTCATCTGCTGCTTTTTTTGCTTCTAATGATGCAGTATTTGCTTCACCTGCTGCTTTTTTTGCTTCATCTGCTGCTTTTTTTGCTGCTGTTGCTGTTGTTGCTGCTGTTGCTGCTGTTGCTGCTTTTGTTGCTTCTTTTGCTTCATCTGCTGCTGTTGCTGCTTTATTTGCTTCATCTGCTGCTTTTGTTGCTTCATCTGCTGCTTTTGTTGCTTCATCTGCTGCTTTTTTTGCTAGTGCTTCAACTTTTATTCTTGCTTTTGCTGCTTCTACTGATGCTTTTGCTGCTTCTACTGCATCATTTGCACGCGTTACTGATGCTTTT